AGCCTCTAATGTTTTTTTATCTACACTATATTTCATCTATCAATCAATAAACTTAATAAAGTATTTCTTATGATGAACTCAATTTTTATCTTGTGGCTTATATTCAGCTAATACTTGATATTCTTTCCCCTCCCATACTATATAATCCTTTGGAGAAATATCTTCATCTGGATTAGTATATAGCTTCTTCACATTCCTTTGAACATCATCAATTCCTTGTATCAAAGCTAAATCCTTATAACTAAGATTAGAAACTCTACAATTTATTTCCCTACATTTCTCAACAAAACTTTCTTTTGCTATTCAATCCTCATATTTAACTTCAGATTTCCTTTTCTTAATTATAATCTTATTAATAAAGTAATCTTGTATCATCTTAGTGAATATTAACATTAATAAATCAAACATTAGGCATATATCTTTGGAACACTCAATATATTTCATTAGAAATAGGCAATCAAAACCAACTTAATCAACTAACACTTTCAGAAAAAGTTTCTGTAATTTGATAATCATCAATTCTTTCTGAATAACTTGTTCTTCTACCTTTGCTAATTAATTTATTCACAACCTCATAATCATAATAAATATCTAACAAATTAATCGTAGCTTGCTTAAAATCATCAGCAATAATATAAATATCATTCTCCAAAAATTGCTCTTTATCAATTTGTGTCCAAATCATTCAACTTAATTGCTTTATATACTTCTCAACTTGATTTGGATTAGTATCACATAATCTTTCTAATTCACTATTAGCAGTTCATTCTTTTACTTCTTGAACCGTAAGAATTGGCAAAATATTCATCTTATAAAATATAATTAACTAAAACACTTCATTCCATTCTATCTCAACATTCATAGTTTTAAACACAGCTCAAGTATCAACTGAAATAATATTATTTCATAAATGTAATAATGGTCGTTGGCTACCTAAACTAACTAATCCAGTAATATCTTCTTCACTTTCTCATTTATAAAACATCACTTTTCTCTTATCTGTATCTATTACAAACTTACATCAAATCACTATTCCCAACTCATCAACATCTTCAATCCTTAGTCATTCATATCATCACTCATATTCGTGCATAATTAGAATATCTTTATTAGGACAAGAATTCCCTTTAACTACCTCTAAAGTTATCTTCATTGGACTATCTATAACTCATTCATAATCAATAACTTCCCTATAATATTCCCAATTAAAAGGTAGGGTAGTTCATAACTTCTTTCAAAATCTAGTATTTCTTCAATTCTCTAATTTCTTTAACTCTCAATTCCTAAATTCTGGACTATCAGTTATTAATTCAACACTTATTCAAACCCATTTCTCATTCCCAAAATCACTCAACTGAACTCCTTTAATAACTTGACAATTAGCAGTCCAAACATCTCAATTCACATCTTCAAAACTTAACTTCTTCCATAAATTCTTATTAAATGGACTAGGATTAGCTTCTGGAGTAAAGGCTCTTTGAACTTTCTTTAATAATTGCCACCTTTGTTCTTCACTATTTGCCATTATATCAAATAACATTCTAATCCTCCTATTCTTCTTCAAAGTAGGAGAAACATATTCTCAATGCATAATAGCATATTTTTCAGTAGAAGCACTAGTAGCAACTTCAAAAAAACTAAATTCTTTCAAACATAAAAATCAGTTTTCTGGTCTAAAATATGGAGAATTCAAAAACTTTAATCAATTATATTCAACACTATGAACCATAATTTTATTATAACTAATCATTCTCATCTTCTTTTATATAAACACTCATACTATACTCAAAAATAAAAAACTGTTGTTTTTTTAACAACAGCTATATTAATTTAAACTTATTAAGTATGTATTGTTCAAATTCAAATTTAGAACTGAATTTTAAGTGTTTATACTTATTCAAATTCTTAGGATTTTCTACACTACCAATCATCTCAATCAACATTCAAATCTGACTTTGAGTTAATTCCAAAACATCTTCTCTAGTATATCAATTATAATAATGAAGAATTAAGCAAACTGTATAAATCATTACTGCCTCTGAATACATTTCATCTTCTTCTCCAGAGGCACTTATGCTAAACCCAAATCTCAAAGCAACTTATCTAATAATTCTTGCCTTTTAGAAACTGGTAATTCTGTATTATATAACTTCAAAAACTCATTCCAATCTCATTCAATACATCATATCTCCAATAATTCCAAAATAGGCTTTTTAATATCTTTAATCTTTGGTTCTCTAAATACCCATTTCTTATCTCATAACTCAATCTCACATTTCTTATATCAATCCAAAAATTCTTGTAAATTAATAGCCATTATTAAATCATTAATTAATAAAAAGCAGATTATAAAGCGAACTCCTTGTAGGGCAAACGAATAAAACCCATAAAAGTTCGGAAATCTTTACAATCTGCTTATTAATGGAGATAGCCAATCCAATAAAACTATCTCCACTATAGCATTTATTCTTTTATACACTCATTCGTTTTTTTACAATTAATTAACCATTATTATCATCATCAGAAGCAGAACTTTGAGAGAAACCAACAAATTCTTGTGAAACAATAGTTCCAGTAATAGTTAATGGAAATCCTACTGTTGTATTATCACTATCAGCAATTTGTTGAAGCATAGCTTTATCAGCCAAACAATTATCAACATAAGTCTTAATTGTTTTCTTCTCTCAATCATATTCAAATTCATTAACTAATACCATTACAAAAGGCTTAGCAACTGCATTAGCAAAGTGGTCCATAACTTTAGCTTGTGCATTAGTAGCTGAATAAGTAATAGTTAATTTAACATTTTCTGGACTATTATCATCTAACTTACTTCCTTTAGTTAATTTAATATAAGTAGCCCCAAATTGTGTAGCTCCAACTGAATAATCAGTATCAGCAACTAAAGTTTGCTCAACTCAATTAATTAAAGCTTTTACACTAGTTGGAGTAATAGCAGTTCAATCAGCATTAGCAAACTTTAACAAAATATCTTTATCATAACTCCAATCTCAAGGCATATATACTTCAACCTCTCAACTTACAGTTCCAGGCAATACTTCAACCAATCCAGATTGAAGAACAGCCAATTTTTCAGCAGTCAATTCGTGTGTTGTGAAATTAATTGTGATTTTATTTCAATCCTTAACCTTTTTAATAGTTCAGTTTGAATAAACATCTTCATTAGTTTCTCCAGCACTCTCAAGACTTTGGTCTTTATAAAATCCTAAGTGCATAAGATTATCACTCCACTTAGCAGCAAAATATACTTCCATAGAGTTAGGTATCATATGTCCTGGATTTAATGGTGCTTTTAAGCTCATATTTATACTTCTTATAAGATATAAAAATTATTTTTTCTTTGATTGCCATTTCTTAGCAGAAGCTTTAGGGGTTTCTTTTACTTCCTTAACTTCTTCAACAACTTCTTCTTTTTTCTCAACAACTTTTTCAACTACATCTTTTTTTCAATCAATAGCTTTCATAACTGTTGGAAAAAATCCTCACACTTCTTCATTACTAACTACATCTCCTTTGGAATAATTTTTGTTAGCAATACGGCAATCTTCTTTTATTTCATATAAAGCCATATTTATTTCCTATATGAATTAAAAATTCTAAGAGGAGTATCTCTACTCCTCATTAGATATTATTCTCATTTTACTTCTTTAGTATTTACTGGATTAGCAACAGCATTCATAACTACAACTTCTTTAGCTGGTTCTTTCCAATTAGCGTCATAAGCTCCAGTAATAAATGCCTCTTTAGAAGCTTCTCTAAATTCAGCAGTAATAGTTGATTTAATAGTTTCATCAATTACTTGTGAATTAGTAGGTTCTCTGTAATCAGTAAATAGAATATCAACTCAATATTCAGGGTCTTCCATTACGTGAACAACTGGTCTTCCTATTCCTACAAATACATCTCCAGTTTCAATAGCGTCATCAATAATAAATGGAACATCTTTTCCTAATACATCAGAAGTGAAGTAAGAAAGTCTAGTTCCAGCACCTTGATTATGTCTATCTTCAACAATATATTTATTTCTAAATACTTTTCTGAAGAAATTTTTAGTAGCAGAATTTAAGAATATACCCTCAACATCTCCTCATCTTTGTTTAATTCATAAGAATACATTTTCCATTGCATCTTCTGAAATAGTTCCTTGAGCGTCAAGAATATAACCTCCAGCTTTATTAATAGCTTCTTTCCAACCACCCATAGTCTTTCTAACTTCTCCAGTAGTTTGGTCCATAACAGCAACTCCGTAGTAAAGAGTTTTGTTAATTTCTCTCAATTGTTCATTAGTTTTAGCTTCTCTTTCATCATTCAAAAGATTTTCTTTTGTCTTATGTCTGTATTCAGCAGCTTCTTTAGTCACATAAATTGACTTTGTGAAAGTTTGAACAACATTAGTAAATGAAGCTTCTCCAAAAGCTTTATAATCTTCTGTAATCTTAAATTCACTTTCAGCTTTAGAAAGAATTTTAATAACAGCATTAGCTGAAATTGCTGAAGCAGGAGTAGAACCCCAACCTCTAATAACAGTTAAAGCTACTTTAGAATTAGCTGGACTTGCTTTAGCAGTAACCATAATTCTTTCATCTCCAATCATAAGAATATAACCAGCAGATAATCTTGCTCATAATTCTTCATCAACATAAATTGTTGTAGCGTCAGCTAAAGCTGAATCTTTAACAACTCATTCTTTAGCAACTTTCTTTTGAGCATAATAAGTAATAGTAGGAGCTTGAATTTTATCTCATCTTTCAGCTCTTTCTAATAATGGTGCAGTTTCCTTTGTTAAAAGTAGGATAACTGAAACCCATTCTTTTAAGTTAAAATCACTTGATAAATGTAAAGCCATTTTTCAATAAAATAGAATATAAAATAATTAATTTCAAGAAGTAGCAGTTAAAAGTTCATTTCTTTCCTTAGCTGTTAAACTTCATTCTTTTTTTAACTTTTCCATAAGTTCTTGTTTCCTACTCATTCATCAACTTCAAGGAATATCACCTCATCATTTTTGAGTTGTAGGTTTAGTAGCTCATTTCATAGCTTCAAGAGAGTCAAGTTTATCACTAAGTTTGAAAGGGTCTTCAATATCATCTACTAATCCTTTCACAGAACTCCAATTTTCTCCAAAATCTTTTTCAAGTTTTTGTAGTCTTTCTTCATTCTTACTCTTAACTAAATCTTCTCTAACTTTCCAAGTTTCTTCTTGCTTTTTAAAATTAGCAATCTCTTGGTCTTTTTGAGATATGATTTTCTCATATTCTCATTTCTTTAAAGCTTCTTCTTCAGCTTTCTTTGCTTCAGCTTCCTTATATTTCTGTAATTCAGCTTCAGCTTGCTTTCTTTTCTCATTCACTTCATCAAACCTATACTTAGGAATAGAAGTTCAATCCTCCTTTTTTTCACCAGCTCAATCATTAGGAGTATTATGATTGTCTGTTTCTTTATTTTCTCCTCAACCTCCGTTATTTTCATCATTTTCAGCAAATAACTTCCTTTGAGAATTCAATAACCATTGTGGCATTCGTTTTTGTGTTTAATAAATTAAAACAAAAAGGAATATAATGAAAAATAAAAAAGTGTTGTAATTTCCCCAATACAACACTCCTTACCTTTATTTTTTATACTTTCTAGCAATTATGAATTATATTATTCGTTATTAAAATAATAATTATCTGCTATTTGACAAAATTTATCATAATCTTTCCCTAAATTATCATTAGACCAACAAAAAACTTTTCATCTTAATTCAATATATAAATAAGCCATATTATCATCTTCAACATAATAATCTAATCTGTCTTGAATAACTAAACTTAATTCAGCTAATTCTTTATAATCATAACTTCATTTTGCTTCATCAAATAATGTATTAAAAACTTCTTTAATCTTATCAATTCATTCTTTTTCAGCCTCAATGAATTTATCATAAATTTTCTTATTCATTATATCAATAATTAATAATTAAATATATTTATTAATATCAATCTTATCTACTCAATCTTCAATATAATCTCATCATTTCCTCTTTGCTTTCCTTAATGAATTAATTTTCTCTAAATACATATTATTCAATTTTGTATCTTTTTGTATTCAATCATTCCTTATGAATTCAAAAGTTATTCCAGGAGTATCATCAGCAACCTTTTCCATTATTTCTCTGTCATACTTCCAGCAATGTTCATCAAATATTTTATCAAACTCCAACGGATTATCTTTCTTATAAAGATATGTTCAATCTTTGTAATGTATATATTCTACTCATTTTCAACTTTGCCAATCATCAGCAAAGCTTCACATATCAGCTTTCTTTCTATTCTTTATAATATTTCTGTATTTCTCATATTTTCTAACAAATAATAATTTATCAATAAATCTTTCTCAACGAAGAACATAAGTTCAAATTTTACTACTTGCCCTTACTTCTTCCATACGAACTTCATCTCTCCAAATTTCTAAATCAGCAGTACTAAAGCAACTACTATTAGGGTGATTATGTGTGAAAGTATAATTCTCATAAATTCAATATCTTGGAACATTAACAGAACTCTTATCTCAAACGCCCATTCTAATAATCTCTCAATTTTTATTTATCATAGCTCCTTGTTCAAAATCCAAGTCCATTGTTGAATTTTCTATCATATCTAATACTTTCTTAGTTCTTTCTTCTGGTGTCTTTGCTTTAATAAATTCATCATCATTATTCTTACTATTCATATTCATTTCCTCTCAAATTTCATTAACTACTACTATAAATCATCTACAATTTGGATGAAATGGAGGCAAATCTACTGTTCCCTTTGCTATATCTACTATCTTTCCATTCTCATCAGCACAAAAACTACAACAATCACTATTCTCAACTACTTTAAACTTAGTATGTCATAATTGAATAGCCCTATTAATAGTTCCTTGAATATTAGCTATAGCCGTTTCTGTTCTTGTAAGCATATCAACATATCTGTCCATACTCCACAATCTTCCAGCCCTATCTTTAAATCAACTTATCTTATTATTTTGAAAATATCTCTTAATCCTTTCTTCCATACTAGTCAAACTTTCTCATAATAATGTTCCTTTAGCTAATTCTTCTCTAACT